GGGCTGTCCTGATTTACTCGTTGGATTAACTAAATACGGTGTGAAGTACAACTTTTTGCTAGAACTAAAAGACGGCAGCAAGTCATGGAAGCTGACACCAGATCAGGTTATCTGGCACTACAACTGGCAAGGGCAGGCTGATGTGGTAACTAGTCCAGAGGATGCTATTGCAACAATTAACAATTTATTGAAAAAAGGTAGATGAAATATAGAAATACTTGTGATATATTGTCTATATCTATGTAACGGCATGGATAATATCAAAGCCTCTTAGCTTTGGTTCTCTCCCTTTGATGGGAACGTGCCGTTACACGGAGAGCCAAAACTAGGAGGTTTTTTTATGGACGAAATATGGGTAAAAATTCAGGGATGGCCTGAATATGAAGTTTCAAATTTAGGAAGAATAAAAAGAATAGCTAAAAATTTTGGGACAAGAAATGGAAAAATATTATTGCCAACAAAAATGAAAAATGGTTATCTAAAAGTTGCATTATGTAGAAACGCAAAACGTGTTGAATATTTAGTACATAGATTGGTTGCAATAAATTTTATTGGAAATGCCGATAAATTAGATGTATGTCATATAGATGGATCAAGAGACAATAATATTGTTTCTAATTTAAGAATAGACACAAGAAAAGGAAATATGAATGACGCAAGAATTCATGGAACATTATGTAGAGGAACTAAAGCTGGAGCAAATAAATATTCAGAAGAATTAATTTTGAAAATAAAAGAAGATTTTAGGAATAATGTTTCTGTTCCAGATTGCCATAAAAAATATAATATACCTGTTCAAACTTTATATGGGATTAGAAATAAAACTACTTGGGCTTGGTTATGAATGAAAACATTGAACCTCATAAAGCAATTGATTTTATTATCAAAAATGCTCCACTGTATGCTAAAGCAAAAGCTGATGTTGCTTACATTGTTGAGTTTAGGAAAACAAAGAAAGCATTATGTTTTCAAAATAGCATGAAAAGTACGATGGCAGAGAAGGAAGCTGATGCTTACGCTCATCCAGAGTATCAAGCAGTATTAGAAGGGCTTAGGGAGGCTGTAGAAAGGGCTGAGACGCTACGATGGATGCTCATAGCGGCTCAGGCTAGGGTGGATGTCTGGCGTTCTCAGGAAGCCTCTAATCGGTTTGTAGACAAGTCTACGTTTTAGATTTCATCTTCGAAATAATCGAACTCGTCTGCGTACCACTCGTCATCATCTTCGCAGTACCAGTACCAGACTTCTTCTTCTTCATCGAAAGACCAAGCAATGCCTTCTTCATCGTACTCAAAGTCATCATCAGCAAACTCAACTTCATCGGATTCTACGTAAACAACTACATCGCCAACGGTAATCGTAACCATAATTTTCTCCAAGTAAACACAGCCCGAACGCTGTAAAAGAATGCTACCAGATAATTATGACTGCTCAATAAATAGGCATTAACAAAAAGACAATGATATATAGGAACAAAACATTACTTGAGATCGTTAGAGATATACCTTGCCAACATTGCGAGATAGCAGATGGAACAGTAGTAGCTGCTCATTCAAACCAGTTGCGAGACGGTAAAGGACGTGGTATAAAATCACATGATTACCGCATAGCTGCTTTATGTTACGCCTGTCACATGGAACTGGATCAAGGCAAGAATCTAAGTAAACAAGAGCGTGTCGAGATGTGGGAAGAAGCGCATAGAAAGACAATTGGGTTACTCTTTGATAACGGTAAATTACAGGTGATTAAATGATGAAAAAAACTAAGGCAGCTAAGAAGGTGAGCAAGGTAATGAAGGAGTTCGGTAAGGGTGAGCTTCATTCAGGCAAAGGTGGCCCTGTAGTTAAATCTCAGAAGCAAGCTGTAGCCATCGCTCTCAGCGAGGCAGGTATGGCTAAAAAGAAAGGTAAAAAATGAAAGGCATGAAATCTTGTCCTAAGTGTAAGGGTGGTGAGTGCAAAGGCGGTAAAAATTGCATGATGGAAGATAAAGAAGAAAAGAATGGCAAGAAGAACGGCAAAATCGAAATTGAGATTAGCCTTCCAATGCGTGGTTCACGTACAAAGACGAACAAAGCCAAAAAGAAGTAATGCGCTACACATACGGACTAGAGAATATTAGAGTTCGTGATTGGGGAGAAGGAGCTGATGTAAAGGTAGGCTCCTTTTGTTCGATTGCTGATAACGTAACGATCTTTATAGGTGGTAATCACAGGACTGATTGGGTAACGACTTATCCGTTTGGACACATCCACAAAGACGTATTTAATCATCACGGCAAAGGTCATCCAGCTACTAAGGGTGACGTAGTCATAGGTAATGATGTATGGATAGGCTCAGGGTCAACAATATTGTCTGGGGTAACGATTGGAGACGGGGCGGTAATTGCTGCCAACTCTGTGGTCGTAAAGGATATTCCGGCTTATGCAATTGCAGCAGGAAATCCGGCAATAGCTCTAAAGTTCAGGTTCACTCGGAGTCAGATAGAGAGACTGCTAGAAAACCCGTGGTGGGAACTACCAGATAGCCGTATAAACGATTTAATTCCTTTGCTTTGCTCTAACGATATAGAGGCTTTAATTGCTGCCAAAAACGCTTAATTTAGGATCAGGTAAAGACTGGCGAGATGAGTGGTTTAACGCTGATATACAGGCTAGAACTAAGCCTGACTGGCACGTAGATATTACTCACGTAAAGTTCGGTGAGGTAATTGATACTAGGTTTGGTAAGGTAGAGATAAAGAAGGGAATGTTTAACCAGATAGTCGCTAATGACGTACTGGAGCATATACCTGATCTGGTAACGGCAATGACGAACTGCAAGGACTTGCTAGAGAGTGGTGGCGAGTTCCACATTCAAGTACCGTATGACTTGAGTTTAGGTGCGTGGCAGGATCCAACTCACGTAAGAGCATTTAACGAAAACAGCTTTTTATACTATACTGATTGGCACTGGTATCTAGGATGGGAAGATAGATTTACGGTCAAGACAATGGAGTTCGGTATATCTGAGTACGGTCAAACGATACAGGATCAGGAGACACTGCTTAGAACGCCAAGAGCAATAGATTTTATTCGAGTAATCTTAACAAAGAGCTAACAAGCCTGAGAATTAGGATGTTGTATTTGTTTACAGCAAAAAAGCGATGGGAATCCTTTCCCTAGTTCTCAGACTTATTAATAATTATGCAAGCTATCGTTATTTGTTCCACAGGAAACATTGGTCTAAACATACTGCTTTTAAGCATAAAGGCGTATTGTCCGAACATACCTGTATATCTATCCAGTAAAAATACTGAGGATGCTGAACTTGTACACACATGGATATACAACGTAGCTACAAACTTTGGCGATGCGTATAACGAAGCAATGTCTAAAGCGTTCTACGATGGGTATGAAGAAATCATTATCGCTAACGATGACGTTGTTATAACTCCGACAACTTACAAGAATCTACAGTCAGATATTGAGCTACTAAAGAATCACACCGACAAACTAGGTTTCGTAGGAGCAAGAAGTGATTATGTGCTTTGGGATCAAAATATTCGTTGTAGTATTACTAATGATTCTATCGTTGGGTTAAAATACGAATCAGAAGATCACATCAAGGAAGTAGGGGTCATTGCGCCTATTTTTGCTTACATCAATAAACAGGCGTTTGACGTAGCAAGATTCCCTAGCACTAATTGGTATTCAGATAACATTATGTGCGATGATCTATCTAAAGCAGGGTTCAGTCATTATGTAAGTACAGCTTATGTCCATCACGCAGGATCACAAACTGTAGGAATGGACTACGCAAAGTGCCACGAAGAACCGAGAGCTTGGATAAAAGAAAATAGACCGGATGTGTACGATAAGTATTACGCATGACACCAGAAAGGTAATGCAATGGAAGAAGTAGAGAAAAGACCAGTAGGCAGACCATCAGAGTATGATCCTTCATATTGCCAAAAAGTTATCGAACTAGGAAAACTAGGCAAGTCATTCGAGCAAATGTCAGCTCAACTTAATATATCGTATAGAACATTATGTAGGTGGAGAGACTCTATTGAGGAATTTTGTCACGCCTTGGAGGATGCTCACGCATATAGTCAGGCATATTGGGAAGAATTGGCTCAAAGCCACCTAATTGAGACAAAAGACACGCCAAGAATCAATACTGGCTTATGGTCAAGAAGCATGGCAGCTAGATTCCCTAAGAATTACTCAGAGCGCATAAAGCAGGAACTTACTGGTGCGGATGGCGGTGCAGTCCAACATAACGTTACGTGGCAGAAATGAGACAGTCATTAGCCGACAGGTTTGAGGCAAAGGTAGAGCGTATTCCTTTTATGGGTTGTTGGGTATGGATGGGTGCAACTAATGAGAAAGGGTATGGGCTAATTGGTCGTGGAGCTAGAGGTCAGGGTAACGAAAAAGCACACAGAACAGCTTATAGGCTTTATCGTGGAGAAATTCCAGAAGGCAAAATAATGCTGCATAAGTGCGGAAATCCTATTTGCGTAAATCCATATCATTTAGAACCTGGAACATATAAAGAAAACTCAGCAGATATGATGCGTATGGGCAGACACTTCCAGCCTAATAATCGTGGAACTAACGCAAAATGGGCTAAGTTAGACGAAGCTAAAGCAAAAGAAATACGTGATGCAAAAGGCGGCAAAAAAGGAACTGGAACTGCTTTGGCTAAGAAGTTTAATGTAAGTCGTTCAGCCATTTATCGTATTTGGGAAGGTAAAAATTGGCAGATTTAGTAATCCCATACCGACCAAGAGAGCTACAGCTACAGATTCACGATGCAATTGACAAGCATAGATTTACAGTTGTAGTTGCCCATCGAAGATTTGGGAAGTCTGTAGCAGCCATTAACCATCTCATAAAGGCTGCAATTGAATGTGACAAGCCTAATCCACGATTTGCTTATATTGCTCCTACTTACGCTCAGTCGAAGCGTGTTGCTTGGGATTATCTACTTGAATTTACTCGTCCATTGGGTGCTACTGCGAATATATCAGAGCTTAGGGTGGATTTTTGGGGTAGGCGCATTAGCCTTTACGGTAGCGATAACTCCGATTCTTTACGTGGGCAATATTTTGATGGGGTGGTGCTTGACGAGATTGGGGATCAAAACCCGAAAATCTGGAACGAAGTAATCAGACCAGCTCTAGCGGATAGACTAGGTTGGTGCTTGTTTATTGGCACACCTAAAGGTAGGAACCACTTTGCAGACTTCAGAGATCGAGCTGAGGAAACAGAAGGTTGGGCTTTACTGGAGTTTAAAGCAAGCCAGACAGGCGTACTTAGCGAGAAAGAATTAAACGATGCTCGTGCTGAGATGGGCGAGGATAAGTACCAACAAGAGTTCGAATGTAACTTTAATAGTGCCGTAGAAGGGGCTTACTATGGGCAGATTATCAACGATCTTGAAGCAAAAGGTCGTATCACCACTGTTGACCGTGATGATCTTTGCAAGTCTTATGTGGCTTGGGATTTGGGTATGGGTGACTCTACTTGCTTGTGGGTGGCTCAACTGGTTGGCAAGGAAGTCAGGCTCATTGATTTCGTGGAAAACCACGGGGTCGGGCTTGATTGGTATGTCAATTGGCTCAAAGAAAATAGATATGAGCGTTTCGACCAGTACCTTCCACATGACGTTGAAGTCCGTGAGATGGGGACAGGAAAGAGTCGCAAGGAAGTCCTCCAAGAAGCAGGATTAGAGATTACTGTAGCACCTAGACTATCTGTGGCTGACGGCATACAGGCAGTGCGTAGGTTGCTACCACGTTGTTGGTTTGACAAGGATAAGACTAAGCAGGGAGTTAATGCTTTACGTAACTATCGTAGGGAATACAACGAGAAGCAGAACGTGTACTACGAGAAGCCGCTACATGACTGGGCATCTCACGCTTCAGATAGTTTCAGGTATTTAGCGATAACACTTGACGAATCAGACGATTCATGGTCATCAAATATCACAATTAATACCAAATGGGTTGTATAATAAGCAAAATATCCGCATAGGGTTTAGCTATGGATTCAGGACAAGTAAAAGGTATTTTAGAGAACGAGATTGAAAACGCAATCGGATTCATCGACTCTGAAACTACTGACGAACGGACAAGAGCATTACAGTATTACTTACGTGAACCTTACGGTAACGAGGTTGAAGGTCGCTCACAGATCGTAACAGGCGAGGTAGCTGAAGCTATTGATGGTGCATTGCCACAGCTTCTACGTGTCTTTACGACAACAGAGGACATCGTTTACTTTGAGCCTAAGTCACCTAATGACGAAGAAAGCGCAAAACAAGCTACTGAATACTGTAACTGGGTGTTCTATCGTGAGAATGATGGTCTGCTGATTCTGCATAACTGGTTTAAGGATGCGCTCCTGCAAAAGACAGGCGTGGTTAAGTCTTATTGGGATTCGCAAGAAGATGTAGTAAAAGAAAAGTACAAGAACCTAACAGAAGAAGAACTTGCCTTATTGCTATCTGACGAGACGATGGAAGTAGTGCGTCAAAAGGTAGAGATGGTAGAAGCTGGTGTAGATCAGATGGGTATGCCGATTATGGCTCCGTCTTACTCTGTAACGGTAAAGAAGGTTAAGAAGTCAGGTCAGGTAAAGATTGAGAACGTACCACCAGAGGAGTTCTTGATCTCTAAGGCTGCTAAGACTATTGATGATTCTCCATTCGTAGCTCACAGACGTTTAATGCCTCGTAGTGACTTAATCGCTATGGGTTACGACAAAGACGTAGTTGACAGTCTGCCAACGTATGACGATCTAACTTATAGTCCTGAGCGTATCGCACGATTTAACCAAGACGAGCAGCCTGATTCAGCTCCTAGCTTAGACTTCTCGATGCAGACTGTTGAGGTATACGAGTGCTATATACGTATCGATGAGGATGAGGACGGTATCGCTGAGTTACGTAGGATTGTTTACTGTGGCTCTGAGATTCTGGATGACGAGGAAACTGACGTAGTTCCATTCCATTCAATTTGTCCGATCCCAATCCCGCACAAGTTCTTTGGTCAGTCATTAGCTGACAGAACGATGGACATTCAGTTAATCAAGTCCACGTTAATGCGTCAGACTTTGGATAACTTGTATCTCACGAATAATGCTCGTGTTGGCGTGGTAGATGGTCAGGTTAATCTTGACGATATGCTTAACGCTACTCCTGGTGGCATCATCCGAGTTAAGAATCCTAATGCTCTGATACCTTTACAAGTGCCTAGTGTTACAGGTCAGGCGTTCCCAATGTTTGAGTACCTTGACGGTGTAGCAGCAAAGCGTACAGGCGTTACAGACGCTTCAGCAGGTTTAGATCCAGACGTATTGTCTAACGTCACAGCAACGGCTGTAGCAGCTATGATGAAGTCTAATAGCGGTAAGCTAGAGTTGATAGCTCGTGTGTTCGCTGATACTGGCGTTAAGTCGTTGTTTAGAGGTATCTTGCATCTATTGGGCAAGTATCAGGACAAGGCAAAGCTAGTCCGTATGCGTGGCAAATATGTGCAGTACGATCCTAGAACTTGGGCGAATGAATACGACATTAGCATTAACGTAGGTCTTGGATCTGGTGACAGAGATCAGAAACTGGCTATGTTGCAGATGATTCTAGCGAAACAAGAGCAGATATTGCAGCAGTTTGGCCCTTCTAATCCGCTAGTATCGGTAGGACAGTATCGCACCACGTTAGCAAAGTTTATCGAGTCAGCAGGGTTTAAAGATGCAAACGCATTTCTTAACGAGATTACTCCTGAACAAGATGCTGCTCTTGCACAGCCTCAACCCCCATCACCCGATGCACAGGCAGAGGTTGCTCAGATGCTTGCGAACGTTGAACGAGAGAAGATCGCTGCGAAGTCGCAGATTGACAATGAGAAGCTAAAGTTAAAGCAGCAGGAATTAGAAGCCCAATATACCCAAAAGGGTCTAGAGATGGCTATGAAGAACCAGCAGCAACAGGCTGATATTAAGATTAAAGAAGCACAGTTAGCTGTTCAGCAGTTACAGGCAATCCTAACGATGGATATGGCAGACGAGCAAATGCGTCAGAAGCAAGCTGAGATTGTCCTGAAGGCGATTAAAGAATTAGGTGGTTTAGTCCAATGAGTAAAGCAGATTGGGCAGCTCGGATACTTCAAGATGAGCGATTCATTGAGGTAATGAACGAGCTAAAAGAGTTAGAGATACAGAAGTTTAGAAGTACAGATTACAGCGACATGGAACTACGTGAACAAGCGTATCTACGCCTCCGAGTTCTAGAGGATATAGAAGGTTATATTCAAGGGCTTACTAACCAAAAGCTCATTGACGCAAAAAGATGGAAGATTTTGTAGTCCGTATAGGGCGGTTCCCTATATAATTATGGAAATGAAAACATGAGCGATACTGAAAGCACCACTCCAGAGGGAAGTGCGCAGTTAGATGTAAATGGTGCAGCTAACGCTATTTTGGGATTAATGGGTACTGATGACGGCTCCGAACAGGAACAACCAGAACAGCGCACAGAATCCAACGATAGCGATGCCGAATCAGAGGAATACGAGGAATCGGACGAATCTGAGGTAGAACAAGAAGAAGCTGATGAGTCAGAGGAACCTCAAACATTCAGAGTGAAAGCTGCTGGAGAAGAACGGGAGGTAACCCTTGATGAACTCATTAAGTCGTATCAACTTGGCACTGATTATACAAAGAAATCGCAAGCCGTAGCGGAAGAACGTAAGGCGGTTGAGGCCGAACGCCAAGCAGTTCAAGAAGCGAAGCAACTCCGTGATACTTATGCGGAGAGGTTGCAGTATATCGAGCAGACCTTGATGCAGCCTCAAGAAACAGAGAATCTGGAATACCTGAAAGAGACTGATCCAATCGGTTACGCTGTTAAGGTTGCAGAGATGTCTCAGAGGGAAAAGCAGTTAGCGCAAGTTCAGGCTGAAAGAGCGCATATAGCTCAACAGCAGGAATACGACAGACAGCAGCAACTACGTGCAACGGTCGCACAAGAAGCTGAGAAGTTAGTCAGTGCGTTACCTGATTATGCTGATCCTGTTAAAGGTGATGCAATCCGTAAAGAGATACGCAGCTACGGTAAACAGGCTGGATTCTCGGAAGATGAACTAGCGAATGTATTTGATTCTCGTGCTGTATTAACGCTATATAAAGCTATGCAGTACGATAAATTGAAAGCATCGCAACCAGCTATTGCTAAGAAGGTGAATGATGCACCGAAGGCTATGAAGCCTGGAGTATCAAACCCAAGAGATAGCAATGCTGAGGATATTAAAAAACTGAAGGCTAGAGCTAGACAATCTGGAAAGATTAGTGATGCCGCAGCCGCTTTTGAACGATTCTTATAAGGAAGTATTATGCCTACATATCAAACATTTACCGCTATCGGTATGCGTGAAGATTTATCTGACGTTATCTATAACATCAGCCCAACTGAAACACCAATTATGTCCTCTATCGGTAAGACTAGCGCAACTGCTGTTTACCATGAATGGCAAACGGATTCGCTCAGCGCCAGTACGACAGCGAATGCGGCCGTTGAGGGGGCAGACGCTACATCTATCACTGCTTCTCCTACGACTCGTGTAGGTAACTACACACAGATCGTACAGAAAACTGTACAAGTTTCTGGTACTTTGGAAAAAGTAAACAAAGCAGGTCGTAAGTCAGAAAAGGCTTACCAGTTAGCTAAGGCTTCTGCTGAAATCAAGCGTGACTTAGAGACAATCATCACTGCTAATCAAGGTCGTAGCGCAGGTACATCAACCGTAGCCCGCACAATGGGTTCGTTGTTGTCATGGATCAAAACCAACAGCTCACAAGGCAGTGGCGGTTCGGCTCCAGCAACTTCAGGTGTATCTACTCGTACCGATGGTACACAGCGTACTGCAACTGAAGCATTGTTGAAAACTGTTATCGCTTCAATCTTTGATTCGGGCGGTTCACCTAAAGCTGTATTCGTTGGTTCAGCAGGTAAGCAGAAGGTATCTACATTTGCTGGTATCGCTGTTAATCGTTATCAATTAACGAAAGCAGAACCTGGTGTTATCGTCGGGGCCGCTGATCTCTACGCTAGCGATTTTGGGACTCTGAGTATAGTGCCTGACAGATTCATGCGTAGTCGTGATATGTTGATCTTGGATCCTGAGTATGCAGCTATGGCTTACTTACGTCCATTCATGACTAATGAATTGGCTAAGTCTGGTGACTCTGAGAAAACTCAGATTCTTGCTGAAGTAACTTTGGAAGTGAAGAACGAAGCAGCACATGGTATCGTTGCTGACTTAGACTTCTCGCTGTAATTTGACTAGCCCCTGCCTGATGGTGGGGGCTTTTTAGAGGGATTAATGGAAAACTATCGCACTCAAACAGTTCATGCGGACGGTGATGGCGGCATTATCATCGAAACTAAACAAGATATAACTGACATCTTAGAACGTAATCAAGTTCTTAGAGACATTGATAAAGCTAGGACAGGAGCAACCGAAGATTTACATTTGATTGGCTCAATACCTTTTACGGCTATTGATAAGCTAAATGAAATGGGGATCATGCGTGGATTTGTTATTGTTGATGAAGTCGCTTTTAAAAAGTGGTTTAATCATCCTGACCAAGCAGTATTAAAGATATATCGGGGAACAGTGTGAGAGTTGGCGTTTGTATTCCATGTAGGGACGAAGTACATACAGGTTTTGCGTTTGATTTTGCTAGGATGGCTGCACACGATGCGTCTGTTCGATGCAAGGACGGTAATGGTGGTCTAAGCCTCTATACGATGCCTGGCACGCTTATATTCGATCAGCGTGAGAAGTTAGCTCAGGTAGCATTAAAAGAGGGCTGTGACGCTGTTCTGTACATTGATAGCGATATGCGATTTCCTCCTGATCTGATAACGATTATGTTATCTCGTGAGGTAGGAATCGTAGGTGTCAATGCTGTTACTAGACGTAAACCATGTATGCCTACTGCTAAGTTGTTAGTTAAGTCAGAGGATGAGAAGGGGATTCGCCATCATTGGTCTAATGTCGATTCTCGTGGTAAGGAAGGTATTGAGAAGATTACTGCTGTTGGTTTTGGGGCAGTAATGATTCGTAGGGAAGTGTTTGAGAAGGTTCCTCAGCCGTGGTTTGATGCAGGATGGGGGCCTACTGGTGTAGTCGGTGAGGATGTTCACTTTTGCGTTAAGGCTGGTGATAATGGCTTTGATACTTGGGTGGATCACGAGCTGTCTATGCACATCAAACACATTGGTACGTATGAGTACGGTTGGGACGATTTCGAGCAACTAGAGGAATAATATGGCTTTTACGACATATAGTGACTTAAAGACTACGATTGCTAGTTACTTAGCACGTAGTGATTTAACAGCTATGATTCCTACGTTCATCCAGTTGGCTGAATTACGTCTACGTAGAGAACTTAGAACTCGTCAAATGTTGGTTGTAGCTACAGCAAATACGACAGGTGGAGACTCTACCGTAGGATTACCTACTGACTTCCTAGAGATGCGTGATATTCACGTTAATACTAACCCTATAACGACACTAGCTTATAGTGCGCCTAACTCGTTCTATAACTCTTACAGGGCTACAGAATCAGGTAAGCCTACTGACTATACTGTATTAGCGACAGAGCTTCAATTGTCTCCTATTCCTGACAGCACTTATCAGTTACAAATGCTCTACTACGCACAGCCGTACTTCTTGAGCGATTCGAATCAAGGTAATGTATTCTTGACTAACTTCCCTGATGCGTTGCTTTATGCTTCTTTAGGTGAGGCAGAACCGTATCTAATGAATGACGCAAGATTACAGACTTGGGCTAGTTTGTACGATAGAGCAATATCATCAATAACGATTGCAGACCAGAGTAGTGAGTACAGTGGTCAGCCAATGTCAATGAACTATAACGTGAGGTAAATCATGGCAGAAATGTCGAACTACTTAGAGGGTGCGTTAATCAACGCTACCTTGCGCAACACTGCTTACACAAGTCCTGCTGCTGTTTATATTGGTCTTTATACATCTGATCCTACTGATGCCAATACTGGCACTGAAGTATCTGGTGGTTCTTATACACGTACTGCGGTAACGATGGGTGCGCCTAGTAATGGCGTATCTACAAATACTGCTGCGGTAGAGTTTCCACAGGCTTCTGGATCATGGGGTACAGTTGGTTGGATCGGTATTCTTGACGCTACTTCTAGCGGTAACTTGCTGTATCACACAGCATTGGACACATCGAAAACTATATCATCTGGAGATATCTTTAAGATAGCTATTGGCGGTCTTAGCG